AGCATTACTTCTTCTTCGAAAGCTCTGTCTGAGGTTTCTTGGTCGAAGATTTCTGCAGTTTCGTTTTCATAGCGGTTGTATTCTAAGCCAAAGAGAGCGTTCAAACCCGGCTCTAGTTCTTTGGCTAATTGCGATCTTGATATAGCCATAATTAAATCCCCGCTAAGTTAGTGTAAGCATGCATGTTAATTCTAACAATTAGCTTTACATGAATTGAACCAGCAGTGTTGTTTGGATCATCAAGAATATCAACTACTCTTAATTGATCACTACCGTTTGTTAAACCGGTGTGATCTAGTTCCATAGAACTAATTCCGCTAGTTGTGCTTCCGTTCGCATTTCCCACCATGGGCGCGTTCGCTCCGACCGCAGTTTGGTCAGAGGCTCCGTCCGATTGGACGATAAATAGTTGATCAGGATCATCGTAAACCTTTAGCTCAGCAGCAACTGTACCTTGTGTTACAGTGCCTGATGGCCAATAGTTACTCCATTTTGGTTTGCCATTAGAATCAACATAATGAACACCACCAGCAACACCTACGATTTTCGCAGAGTTACCGCCGCCATCAGTTGCACGCTGAATTGTACCATCAGCTTTTAGCTCAACAGCTTGACCATTAAATAGATTTTGGGCATGTCCCGAAGCAACTTTATAAGTAGAGAAGCCTGCTGTCTCATACCCGTTTCCGAGTTTTTTAACAGGAACTAGACCTCTTGCAGCATCTGTATTTGCCATAATTTACTCCTTATTTAAGAAGACCGTTGAATTCTAACCATTAGAATTAACCCGATCCTCCAAAAGTTACTTTTGAGCTCCTATTTTTAGTAATAGGCATGCTCGGGTGCTCGTCTTTTAAAACCTCATTATCAATCGCTTCCTGTTGTTCTTGAGACATTCTTTGGAAATGTGCATTTCTCTGTTCAACAATCTCAAGAGGAACTTTTGATAACAACAATCCTCCAACTGATATTACGCCTTTGTACTTTCCTTCAGCCAACGTAGGATATTTTAATTTATCCTCCGCTGATAATTCATCTTCTCTGACTAATTCGTAACCCTCTCTCAACCTAGATGTAATATTTTTATCATCTTGTTGACCTTGGATCTCGGCTCTTAGCCATCGATATTTGAACCCTTCAGGGGGTACTGGAGTATCCAGTTGTCGCGGCGGGGACCATACCGTTTTACGAGCTTCAACGTCCCTAGTTTTTACAGCGCGCGGAGTTTTATCTAATTTTACGTCTTTTTCCATGTTTTACTCCTTCACGAATTTTGCGTATTCATTTAATGGCACACCAAGCTTTTTAGCTATTGAAACTTGTGATGGTGTGAGCTTCACAGTTTTGCGTCCAGGCTTACCCCCAGCTCTTGCATTGTTTGCACTAGCAACGGGCTGAACGACCCTGGTACTAGTTGTTGTAGAGCTAGAATTTGTTTTACCCATCTTATCAGGAAAATATGCGCTTAGTCTATTATTAATTTCATTATAATACTCATCTGACTCAGTATTGTAACCTTCATTTACAAGATTGGTATGAATACCCCATGTTGCAAATGTCATTACTTCATCTTTGCCATCATCTTCGCTTTCTTTTTTTCCGAACCAAGGATTAGCTGCAGCCCATGCTTGTGCTTTAGCACTAGGAGCTTTTGCTACAGGAGCTTGAGGTTGCTGCTGTTGAGAAAACTCTTGTGGAGCATTTGCAGGAGCCTCTGCTTCTTCTGTTTTTGGTTTTTGTTTAAGTAAGGTAATTCTTTGTTTAGTGGCAGCGTTATCAGCTAAAGCAGCTTGAACCTCAGCAACTTTGTTAAAATCTTGATTTTGATGTGCAACAGCTAATTCTCTTTTTAGATTAACTTCTTGAATATCTGCTTTTTGAGCAACTTCTTCAATATAACTATCATCTAAAGAATTAACTTTTTTTTCTAATTCATCATTTTTCTTTTTAACATTTTCAGCAAAACTTATTGCAGCTTCTTTCTGCCTTTCTTCTTCTCGCCACTTTTTTGTTAAATCATTTATTCTTTTTTTAACACCAGCAGAATACTCATCATGTTCTTCTGATGCTTGTTCAGGTTGTGTTTGTTTTTCTTCAACCTGAGGTTGTTCCTCTTGTTGATTTTCTAATTCAACATCAACAGATTCACCTGAATCATCTATTGGTATTGTTTTTTCTTCACTCATTACAGGGTTGGCTTCTGGCATGATTATCTCCTCATGTTAGTTAGTAAGCGGCGATAATACATATTCAGGATCTTTAACAACCGACATTACTTCGTCATCATTAAGTAGCCTTAGTTCACCACCGTCAATTTTAATTCTGGCTCCGGCATATCTGCCAAATAAAATCCAGTCTTTCTCTTTACACCAAGGACCCGTAGGAAACTTTCCTTCATCCTTGTAGCATAAATCGCCCATTTTCATTACTAGTCCTACGTTTGTAGACCATTGGCTTTCTTCAACAGTTTTTTCTGTTAAGATTACACCACCTTTACTTTTTTCTTTAAGTTTAAATGGCATTACCAATATTCTCCAACCACAAGGATCAGGTAACTTCTCATGTTCGGTTTTTGGTTTTTCTTCTTTGTTTTTCTTCTCTAAGGCAAAAACTTTAGTCGGTAGTACTTTAGACATCTTCATCTAGCTCCTGTTTTTTTAGCAGGTTCGTGAGTTCCTGGTCTGCTTTTTTCCAAGCGTGAAGTTGACCTAGCACATACTTATATGTGACTAAATCCTTCACATCTGATAGTATAACTTGTTGTAACTGTTCTTGTCTAGCACTAAATTCTTTTCTTAGTCTTTCTACTAAGATCATTACTGGATCAGGCAATTTTATTACTCCTTATTTTTTTGGTTAGTTTTGTATAAGACAATCCTCCATTTTTAAAACGAGGAAAAGATTTAGATACTTTTATCTTATCTTTTACTTTTGGAGGTTTGTACTTTATCAATTTTCCTATGTTGGCTCTTGATATGGTCATACAGTGACTGTTGCCATCAAATCACTCAAATGTTTTGCTCTGTTAGGTGTCTGTTTATACCACCTGGAATCCAACATCTCAATGCTCGCCTCTTTAAACTGTTTAAGTTTAACATAGTCAAAAGTCTTTTTAAATTTTGAAACACCTCCAGGGCCAAGTTGAAAAATCATCTCTGTGTATATTTCCTTCAATAGCTCAGGAGCTTCATAACTTAGATCACACATAAACATATTTTCACATAATAATTGTGCGTGTTCTAAATCAGTTTTAAAAACTTCTTCTAATTGTTCTTTTGGATACTCCACTCCTTCTTCAAAAGGATCTCCTTCTACTACTTTATGACCGTAGCCTATGGTAGCAAATCCTAGAGTATCTTTGTAAATTTTATTTCTGAAGCCTTCGTTTTGCTTCACTCTTTCAGCAAGTGTACTCATTAGCACCTCCATCTCTTCCGTGCTTGCCTTAACCTCGAATTAGGATCTTTAGCAGCTTTAGGAAACTTTTTCATTTGACCTGCACTTCTAGCACAAAATGATTTACGTCGTTTTGCATCTTTCGATCCAGGTTTAGCTTTGCCTGTTACAGCTGTTTTTAATTTAGAACCAGGATTGTCTCTTCTATATTTAGCAACACCTGCTTTCGTCATACCAGCACCAGATTTGGTTGATCGGTAATACTTTTTAGTTCTTGGTGGTTGTTTATCTTTTGCCATTTTTTTTCTTTGCGAAAGTTGCTGCTCTACTAGGTTTTGGTCCTGTATTAGATTTTTGTTGTTTTCTTTTTACGGCACCCGCACGCTGCCCTTTGCTCATCGCTCTTGCTTTTGCAATAGGCACGCATTTTGGATATTTTTTTCTTTTTTCTCCACCACTTCTTCCACATTTCGGGTAAGAGCCATCTGGCCGCTTGTTTGCAATATCGACCCAGTTTTCCTTGACCCATGCCCTTAGACCTTTTTTGGCCATTTTTATGTAAAGAGTTTAGTTTCTTTTCTCTTGTTTTCTGGAATCATACCGCATCCTGCAGCTATAATAGTAGGAGTTTTGCCTTTGCCATCTTTGTAGGATACAGTTCTTTTATTTGATACCATTTTTCTTTCTTGAGAAATAGATGAAGGTCCACCATTTGCTTTTTTCTTTTTTTTCTTTCCGCCAGGAGTTACTTTGCCTGAACAAACGGCACTAGCATACATGTTAGCATATGCACTAGGGTAAACTTTAAATTTACGTTTTGCTGCCGCTTTACCTCTTGGACATAACTTACCCATTAGCGACCAACTTTCTTCATTGCTTTGTTATGTGCTTTTTTAAATGACTTTCCTTTTTTCATATCTTTTTTCATTTCAGACATGTGTTTACTACTATGTTGTTTTCCATGTTTTTTCAATTTTTCTTTTTGACTTTTAGAAAGTTTCTTTTTTCCTTTACCACCATTTCTAAATTCATCAGCCAGTTTTTTATCTATCTTTTGCTGAACTTCTTCTGGTAATTTGTTAAATCCTTTTTTGCTTGGTGGTATTTTTTTATTCATAGTTATTTTCCTTTTTTAAACATGTTTAATGCAGCAGGTCCCGCACGTACCCCCAGTGAAACTGAGCAAGCCAAATACAAAAGGTGGCGGTAATATTCCGGAAGCCCTGAAAGGATCTCAAAGCCACGTTCTATGTGTGGTTGCATAAAAGGCAGGAATGCACAAATTGCTGGAATCATTAGCGCAAGTAAAACGAATTCGTCTTTCCACGAGCCCTTCATTTGCTCTACAGCAGTTTGCTCCCACTTAACCTTACCGGCAATTTGATCTTCTTTAAGTTTAGTAGCGGCCTTAATTTCCGTAACTTTTAATTCTGCTTTTGCTTTTTTGGTCTCGACGAAACCACGGACTGTATCCGCGGCAACGCCGAGTAGGGGTTTTGCTAGAAGTTGCCAGACCATAGTCTAGGCGCCTCCCCCAATAGAACTAATAATAAAAATAACAGCTATAGCTACTATACCCGCCTTAATCCAGTCCTTCATTTTCCAATCAGACCACTCTTTTAAGTGTTCCCATAGATCTTTTAATAAATTCATATAACCTCCTAGTTAATGAACAGTTAAATCGAACTCAGGTTCGAATTCAACGGTTTTTTGTAGCTCATGTTCACAATTTTTGCAATCACAACTCGTACAACTACCTCCATTCGAACAATGACATCCATGTTCACAATGAATGCAAGTATTATCCGAAGAATTTGTTTCCTTGAGTAGCAGCACCAGCACCTTTTACCGTCATATTTGGTTTTTTGACGTTGGTATCAACATCCATGCCATCTACAGACTCACCTGGTTGCATTTTAAACTTACCACCGTCTTCATAGGCCATTGGCATCATGCCACCACCCATATATTTTCTTTTTTTCTTTTTATTTTTGTCTTTTTTCATAATACCTCTCAATGAAAAGTTGGTTTAGTATATCTTATGAGAGTAACATCTGCAACTTGGTTTTCAAATGCTTTGTTTGCTACATCCTCTGATATAGAATTCTCTAAATACACTGCTTTTACAACAGTGAGCATTGCAGAAGCCATAATTAACTTATCTTCTGGTTTTCTTGCGTTATCTTCAACATAACTAGCAAACTCTTTTATGTGAGCTTGTAAAAATTGTTCTGTTTCGGTCATTGTTTTTTAATATTTGCCAAATTTATTTGATTGTTCATCCTAGCTTGCGCTATTTTTGCGTTTTGTTCAAGCTTTGCTTGATCAATTTCCGTTTTTTGAGCTAATTTTGCTGCATTTAGCTGTGCATCTGACTGATCAGCGGCTGCTTTTCTTGCATTATCCTGCTCTTTTATCAATAATTCTTGTTTTTTGAGCTCTACAAGTGGATCTTGACCTTGACCTTCAAGGTATTCTTGCTCTTCTGCCACCATGTTTTCAGTTAATTCAGCTTGTTTATCTGCAATTTCCGCTTCCATCTTGTTTTGTAGCTGTTGCATTATCTCAGGTGGTATCTGTTGACCAAATTGTTGTGCTAATTCTTCTAATGTTTGTTTATTTTCTTCCATAACGAGCTGTCTAGCTAAGAAACTTATGTGTTGAGATATGTGAGATTGTAAAGAAGCCATTGCAAGAACACTAGTTCTAACCAAAGTTGATGACATAAAAGCTCTATGAGTTCTTATGTGGGCTGCATGATCTTGTTCTGGAAATGCTTGTAGTTCTTTTGCTTTCAATGCATTAGAATTTTCCATTGAAGGATCCATCGGCATTGGCTTTGGTGGTGGATTCAATATAGCTTGTATGTTTTGCACCCCAAGAGCTTGATACATTCTTCTATAAGCTTCATACACATTATGAATTTGAGGGTTGGTTTGAGATAATTGTAACTGAGCTTGTGCTAGTTGTATACGTTGAGACATAGAGAATATGTTTGGATCGGATACTGGTATGATATCTACTCTATCATCAAAATCAGTTTGCTTGATCATTCTGTTACCACCAACAACATTGTATGGATATTCAGGTGGTAAATAAGTTTGGAAAACTTTTGCTAATAATTTAAATTCTACTTTTTGTGCATAATGACATCTTTTATGAATAGCACTCATAACCTTTGTGCCTTGTTCAATCATAGCCATAGTTGTGCCCACAGGATTAGATTGATTAGAATCAGCTATCTTTGCATCAGCAACTGCTGCAAATCTTTTACCTGCATCAACACAAAAACCTAAAAGTAAGAATAAAGTTTGACTTGGTTCTTTGTAAGGTAGTGGTAGTAATCCTTGTCGTAGGTCACCAGATGGTGCATCTACATCCCTGAATTCTCCTGGTTGGATTGGGTTATCATCGTCTGCAACTCGCAACCCTCTCGCTTTAAATCCTGCAGGGAGATTGGACAACGTACCTGCATCAATGAGTTGACGGAGAGCGGACGTAGCTGTCCTAGAGAGACCGCCGAGCATGTGTATAAGACCAAAGCCATAAAAGCCAAGACCAGGCAAAAACTTATAATGTACAAAATATTGTATCTTTTTTCTAAGCGGATCATTTTCTCTGTAGTTTCTATATATAGATAATACTTTTCCCGATCCTTCATCAATTGTAACAACGTATGGAAGTCTTATACCTGTTGGTTCACCAGATTGTAAGTCTGCATCTTCAAAACCTGGTATGTCCAAATCACAATGAACTTCAAATAAAGTATATTCATTATCATCTTCTTCTCCATAACTTGAAGCACTTATTCCTTCAGCATCTCTGTAAGCATCTTGAACATCATCGTTGTTCATAACCGATGGTCTAATTTCTACGTCTCTGTAAAAACCACCTACTTGACTTTTTCTTATATCATTAAAAGTTTGTTTTACTACATGCGTAACTCTAGGACTAGAAGCCAAATCAGTTGCATAAAAAGGAACTATTAAATCTTCTACTGGAACAAAAGAAGCTCTAGCTCTTTGTTCTTGTCCATCATAATAAATTTTTTTAAAAGCTGATCCTGCTAAACCTAAATTGAATAGAAGCTGATCCATCTCCGGATCGTACTCTTCCATAACGTTTGTTATTTGATAGTTCATGAACTCACGAACTCTTTGAGCTTGATCTTCGGTGTTCAAGTCAGTCACTCCTACAATGTTACATTTAACAGGACCACCAGGAGGAAGTAACTCTTTATAAGCTTGCGCTTGAAACTGAGTAGCTGCCTCTGCAAGTAGAGGGTGTGTTACACCACTTGCTCCTTGAAAAGGTCTAGCTCTTTCTTCATATTTAAATCCTAATAATTTTATTCCGTCTATGTATGACTTTTCCCAATCAGATCTAGAGGATTTATCTCCCTCATACTCTGCTCTTAAATTGTCTGATATTTTATTTAATTCATCTTCTTCTATAAATTCTGCTAAATTTGCTCCGTGTGGAATGTTGACAGGCTGTGGTTCTTCTGGCATCATTTCATTAGTTTGCACTTCTACTTCTATTTCTGGTCTTGCATTTTCATCAACAGGAAGTGTACCTGCCATGCTATCTACCTGTATAGCTTCAGGTTCATTTGGTAATTGTTTCTCTATTGCCATTACACTGCTACTCCTAGATCAATACTCGCTAATGCTGAGTATGGGTTTAATTTTGTTCTTCCACCTTCTTTATACTCTTGAAATCCAATTTTTGCTAGTTGATTTCTGTCAAATCCTTTTAAATTTCGTAAATCAATAAATACCTCTGGTTTGATAGCAACTTTATCTCCTGGAACATTACCATAGCTTGTCATTGGTTGCATACCGTTTGTAGTTCCTTTGAAATCTCCTGAAGCTATTTGTGCCATAATTTCAGGATCATTAAATCCATATCTTTCCATCAACTCCATATATCCTTGAGCAAATTTTTGTGCACCATCATCACTTTTACTCCAAGAAAAAAATTGTTGTACATCATCACCATTTGTAACTGTAAATGATTCTCCATCTAAACCTAAAGCTTTTAATCTTTGTGCATATTCTTCCATAAGTTCGTTAGCAGCTTGTGTTGCTTGTTTTCTATATATGTTGTTAAATGCAATTGATGTTCCTTGACTATGAACTTGTCCTTCATAAATAACAACAGCCTCTGGACTTGGTATGGCTACAAAATCCATGTTACCTTCTATTGCTCTTTGTATTTGAGCTTTTAATATTTCTTTCATTGCATCTACCCTATTGCTATGTGGTATATCAGGAAGATTAGCATTCTTTACATCACTATATTCAGAATCAATACGAGACATCTGTTGTGATATTTTATCGTAAGCTTTGTTTTTTATTGATTCTAAATAATTACCAGGCGTTCCATAATCACCAAGAATTCTTTGTCTTAATTCATTTAAATCTGTATTGTCATCAGCAATGGCCCTAGCCTTTTCATTTAGTTGTCTTTGATTCTGAGGAAGATTGTAATCTGTTGTATCATCAACATCTAACTTAACTAAAAGTTTTTTTAATTCATTTCCAAAAATTCTAGACTCTTGTTGTTTTAAAGTGGCCATTTGATCATCTGCTGTGTTTTTCGAAAACAACATAGTGTCAGGTTTGAAAACTTTGTTACTAGATTTATCTATACCTTTTAGAACATCGTACTGTATCTCATCTATAAATATTCCGTTAAGACCATCCATTGTAGTTCTATTGGAAGATCTAGTATGACCCCATTGATGAGGTACATCAAAGTGTGAACTTAATCCAACTTCTTTGTAATCTTTTTGATTTTTTAATGGATTGTATGTGTATACGTCTGTTGATTGTGTTGCTCTGCCTGCATTACCAGGAAGCATAATTTGTGCATGCTCTGTTGTAGTTCCATAATCTCTTTTTAAATTTATCATTTTAAAAACATGATTTCTTATTTCAGAACCAAATTGATTTTTATTTAAGAACTGTGATGAAGTATAAACAGTTAGGGGATAGTTATCTTTTCCTTTTGCAAAATCTAAAGCTGCAGTTTCTCCTGTTCTTCCTTGAATCTTTTCAATTTTTCGTATGAAGTTAGCAATTATATCGTAGCCTCTAGTTTCAATTGCTTTTTGTTTTGCATCAGTAAGAGTTCCGTTTGCACTAAAAGACTTAGCAATAAAATCATTGAAAGCATCTACTTCCTTTTTTACATCCTGCATAAGTTTTATTGGCATACCACTAAACTTATCTACCACCGGAATATATTTTTGTCCTGCAGCAGGTGTAGCATTTAATTTACTAAAACCATCCATGAATCTAGAATAAGAACTCATTAAGTTACCAAACTCTGGTTCTAAATTTAAATTACCTTGAAATGCTAAATTTGTTGGTTTGACATTTATCTGTGATCCTCTTTCTGCATTAGCTCTCCATAAATCTACTGCTGTTAGTTTTTTATCGGCATTTTCTCTCAAGTATAAACCAAAACCAGATCTATCTAGTTCTTTTGCAAATCCAGAATTTTGTAATTCACCAAGCCACTGCGATCCAGTTTTTGTTGTATCAGGTGCATACTTAGCAGCAATGCCTTCCATAAGTTTTGAATATCTTTGAAACCCTACATCAAATGCATCTAGGTTTTGATTTGGTTTATAATTTTGTGTTGACCATTTACTTGCGTTTAAATTTTGTACTTCTGCTGCTAGAGCTTCTGCACTATCAAACGAACCAATAAGATTGTTTCCGTCATACAATTCTAATTGTTTTGTATTTGGATTGAATCTACTATTGTATCCAAGATCCACAGCTTTTGCTTTTGGAAACTGAACAAGTTCTTTTTGTGTTGTTACATTTGGATTTGAGTTATCTTCTAACTTAGCAACTCTCTTTGCATTGTTTGCTACTTTGTTTACTTGTCCAAAACTATTTCTAATCGCTATTGGAGCGCTCATGATATTAGCAACTGGTAATCCTACCATTGTATTTATTTCTGCTTGAAGTTTGTTTATCTGCTTATCATCATAGCCATACATTTTCATTGCATCAGACCACACTGCACCAGGAGCCCTGACTGCGAAGTCAAGAGCATCAAATATCTTTTCTCCATAAGGTGCTAAAGTATTCCATACCCCTTGAGTTAAAGGATCAGCGTCTTTGAGAATGGGTAGATTTCTAGCATCGTACTCTTTTCCAAAACCTGAGCTAGTAGGTTCTAATAATTTACCTTTGAATATTAGTCCAAGAATCCTGGACCCGTACTCCTCATCCCCAACTCCTTCTTCAAAGAATTGTTGATTCAAAGCCACTCTATCAATCTTTGTATCATCTCCATCTTTTTTACCTGGAGGCATAACGTTTCCACCTTTGAAAGGAACAGTGCTTGTTAGATTTACACCTTTGTCTACACTTTTAATTAGTTGAGTTAAGTTAGGCATATACTCACCATAAACATTTAATCTTCCTGAACTAGGACTCATCATTTGTATTTCTAATCCTAAATTTTTTGCATCTGTTCTTATAAAATTTAATTGAGAGTCAATATCATTTATGGATTGTTTCCATTTATCTAAATCTTTATTTTTTAAAAAATTATTATTTACAATGTTTGCTTTTTCATTTTCTAATTTTTTTATCTGTGTTTCTAATTTATTTTGATAAGAGTTTCTAACCTGTGTATTCAATCCTTTTGGATTTGCTAAATACCCTTGTAGTTTTTGATTACCTTCTAAAGCATCTAAATTTCTATTTGGATTCATAGAAGCATGAGTTCTGTTTGGTACACTTCCTGTTTTATCTATAAAGGTAGATCTAACCTTTGGATTGTTAAATAATCTTTCGTATAATGCAGGGCCTCCTTTATCAACAGGGTCTTTACTAAGTGTAACATTTGTATCTACAACTTTTTGTGTATTCTTTTTTACTTTGTCATCTTGAGTTTTTAAATTAAATTTTTTGTAAGGATTAACTTTTACGGGTTGATATAATTTGGTAGTGTCAACTGTGTTAGCTACTTTTAGATAAGGTTTATATTCAAACTTGCCTGGTATAACTCCATCTGCTCTTAGATAATCATAATATAATTTATTGGCGTATTTTTTTGTATCTTCGTCTTTTATTTTATTAAACTGACTTACTAGAGGTTTACCTTTAGTATTGTGCCACATAGTAGGAGTTCCGTAATCTTTATTTTTTGTGCCTACAAATAGATTCATAAATCTATTCCAAGCTATCTTCATATCCTTTTTTACATCGGTTATGTTTTCTTTTACAATTTTTGAACTGCCTGAAGATCCAGAACCTCCAACATTAGGAGACAATCCACTTCCAAAGCCAGGAGCACCTATACCTTCTGTAAAGTATCCTTCAGCAAATATACCCGGTCTATCTTTGGTAGCCATTAATAATATCTCTCCTCACCTGCGTAGTCTGGTACAGTTGGTTCTTCCCAATAATCATCAGGAAGTGTAACGAAGTTGCCTTGGCGAAAACGTAGCACGGCTTGTGTTGTAGAGTCAACATAATCGTCGTTGTCACCATAAGGAAAAGCAGCACATTCCTCTATGACTTCTTGCGCCCATCGCTCATCAGGAACCCATACCTGACCAGCTTCAAATACCGGTGCTACAGCGTTTACTCTTACATGCTTATCATTTCCTTTGCTTGGTGTAAAGTTCGTAACAGGTATACCCACTTGTCTTAGTTCATGGGTCAGGGGCAGTCCACTCGCTTTCGCTTCGATAATGATTGTCTCTGGTTCGTACTCTTTGTACTTAGCAAGAGCCTTTCTTTTTAGTTCAGGAAAATCCCACCTGCCTTTGATTGCATCTAATAATATTAAATATACTTTGCCGTCAGCTTCCGATGTAAAGACTCCCCACGTTGTAATCGCCGAATAGTCTGCTGTTTCTTTTTTGGAATACGCTGTGTCGTAACTTTGTATGATGTGTTGTATGTTGTTAGGCGGGGTTTGTGATTCCCACTTCATCCACCATTCTCTTTTGATAATAGATCCTTCTTCTGAGGTAGGAGATTGTTGCCACTGTGCTTGCCACTTCTGTTCATTCAAAGAGGCCTTGACCGATAGCAGTTCATCTTTCTTCCAGAACTCAGGCCATATAGGATTACCCGTCTTTGGAAAGATAGCGGGAAACTCAATGACCTCCCACTGGTCTGCTTTGATTTCAGTTTGTGCGTTGATAAGTTTTCCTGTTAGATCTTTGGTAGACCATCTTGTCATTACAATAACGATGATACCACCAGGTTGTAAACGCTGTCTTGGTCCTGAAGTATACCACTCGTATGCATTATCAAATGCCGTTTCACTTAATGCATCTTGCTCCGAATGTGGATCGTCAATGATCAGGAGGTCTGCACCACGTCCCGTGATTGCTCCTCCTACACCAGTTGCGAAGTACTCACCACCATGATTTGTTTCCCAACGACCCGCTGCTTGACTGTCCTGTGATAACTCGACGTCTGTAAAGACGCGTTTGTAGTCTTCGTGATTCATGAGGTTTCTAACTTTTCTTCCAAAGCGGAAGGCTAGTTCGCCGGTATGCGTAGCTTGTATGATCTTGGTTTTGGGAGCATGGCCCATGATCCATGCTGGAAGTAGATAGGATGCAAACTCAGACTTCGTGTGCCTTGGTGGCATATTCACGATCAAACGTTTCAGTTTCTTATCTTTCAGTAGTTCAAATTTTTCTGCAATTTTTTTATGATGGTAGCCTCCAATAAACTCTGGCCACACAGCTTTGACAAAATCTAAAAAATTATTTTTTGCTCTTTCAGAAGTTTCTAATTCTTTTTGTCGTAATTCTAATTTTTGTATTAAGGCCTGTGCTTCCTCAGGATTGGTGGTCTCAAAATCTAAGGACACTATTTCTGTTCCTTGAATCCATAGAAATAATTTGTATCATCTCCAGCAGTCCATTTACTAACAGACTCCACAGCATACTCAATCGTAGATACTTTGAAGTCAGGTTGTTTTGGTTCTGCCGGTGTTAAAGATTTATCATAAAATAATGTTCTATTGTTTGGTTGTGCTGCATAATGTTTGTTATCCAATTCTATTATATTGAAAGATTTATGTTCCGCAGGAACTTCCGAATAATTTATGTTTGGTAGATTAGGATCTGCATGACAGCTATCAATAGTAAACAAATACTCTCCCTCATACCATTGTTTGGATGGAGACAGGTAGCGTGCTTTGGGGGGCACGGTTGTTTTTTCTATGACCGTGATGTGATAACTAAATGCATCCCACAGTTCTAATTCTTCTAACTCAAGATCCAACTCAGTAGGACTACTAACAAAAGCACTAATAGGGAGCTTATCATATAGAGCAGCATACTCAGGCAGATATGTTTCAAAGTAGAGCGCTCGACCTTGAATTGACTTAACAGATACCCAAACACCCTCTACAAATTCTCCATGACCTTTTTGATGATCATATAAGTATTGTTTTTTAACATAGACTTTTACTGGTGGTACATTAGCAACTAAAAATGCCATTTGTAGTATGTACAATTTTTTAAAAATTTTTTCAAGTCAACATCTTTTTTTGGTAGTGGGGGGAGGGTGGCTGACAGTTCAAATCTTTGTTGTAAGGTCAAGTCTACACACAACAGGGGGGAGAGGGGGTTTCGCAAAATTTTGCAGGTGTCAGGTAAAATTGAGATTGTTAACTAACTTTAAAACGCAGAACACCCCACGATTAATGGGGTGTTAGGTATTTAAGATTGTATTAAATTGATTGGATCGGTGTTGTTGCAACAAACCAAAACCATAGGATAAATAAAAGTATCAAGGCAGTAAACACCACCTTGATAAGATATAAGATATACTTCATTGATCTTTAGACAGACCAAAATTAACAGCAAGTTTTTGAGCAAGTTCAATTCCAAACTGTTTGATAACTTCGTTATCTTTATTCTTTAGTATGAATTGAAATATCTCTTGATCTAAAAACCCAGCCAGCAATTGCCAATTGATTTCTTTACTCATGTTGTTAACGATTGGCATATCACTTCTTGAAGTACTAACGGGATTATTCCCGTTAGTTGTAATTAAACTAGTTAATTGAGTTAAATCATAGTTAGGCATTGTTACCTACTTTCAACATTTTGATAAGTTCATTATCAACATTGACACCAACCCCACTAATGTTTTTAATACTAACACTAGTTGAAGTCTTGTAAGGTATTGCAATCTTTTTAGATGTTAATAACTTTTTAACTTCAGATTGGTTTAGTATATCTCTTTGAGTTTGAGATATAGCGTAAGTTTCATTGCCATATTCAAAAACAAAATTCTTTTTATCACTTACTAATTTATGATTAGTAACGATTTCGGTAAATTCGTTTTTTAATTGGTTTACTAACTTATCAATACTATTTTTAATATCTAAAGCAGTTCTATACTCAATAAGAGTTGCTATTGCTTTTTGATTAAGTTTAGATTTTTTAGTCATCATAACCTCTTTCTAAATGGTTAAATCAATTAATTATTAATTGATTAGATAACAATACCTATATTATAACTTATTACAACAATAAAATGAATTAGTTGTGAATAACTTTCAAGCCCAAGCGATCCAGACTTCTTGAAACTTTTAATACTTGACGGCAACTCGGTTCGGCCGGCCGAACTTTCTACTAATAGTAAGGAAGGACTGGTGTGGCTGCCATCGCAGGTATTTTTTACAGTAGCAAAAATC